TCTCACTTCAAGTTAAACCAACCTATACCAAAATACCTCCTCACATAAAAATTTTAGTTAATGACAAATTATTGTACGAAGGACTCATAAAAGAAAGTAAAACTTTTACTACCCAGGCTTTAATTGACAATAATTTATCTATTAAAATTTTCAAACAAGGTAAAACTTTAGAAATTGTAAAAAACAAACAAACACAGTCAATAACTATTGAACAAGTATTATTAAATACCCTTTCGCAACACCCTGACAAGTTTGGACAATTTTCTGTTAAAGATAATTCATACGTTAACGACCATTTGCTACAAACTAATCAACTGACTCTAAATGGAACATGGACATTAGATATTCCAGTTTTTAGACAGCCGTTTGTATCTCAATATGCAAAATATTCTAGATATATAAAAGACAAATTTCAAAATACCGAAATTGCTTGTTTTGGTTGTAGTTTTACAAATGGCTTAAACTTAGAATATAATGAATCTTGGCCATACTATCTTACTAATAATAAAGATTCAAAAAATTTTGGAGTTGGAGGGACATCAATATCTGATATATTTGCTACTGCATTAGAATATGTTCAAAAATTTAAATGTAAAAAAATAATCTTTTTATTACCCCATCCTTGTAGGCTTCAATTGTATAATGAAGAAAAAAATGAATATAATGTGTTATTACCTACTCACGAAACATCCTATATGAAAAAAAAATATAAAAATATGTTTAAACAAATTGTTATGCATGGGGAACCTTCATTACTATTATCAGGTTACGTTAATAACCTATTAAAAACCATTGAAAAAATTTCAAAATATTGCGAAGTATTTGTAAGTTGTTATGATAAAGATTTTCATGAAGATATTTCTACTTTTAATGGACAAAATTTTATGCTTTTACCGTTTTATGAAAGATCAGAAGAATACCCATGCAGTGATAAAAGCGGACACCCTGGAGCCATGCACAACAAAATTTTTGCAGATCAAATAAAAGGATACGTTTATTAAAATGGATATTAATTGGTACTCTATACATGATCTTTACACTATAGAAAAATATAAAATTAAACATAGAAAAGATCCAATTACTAAATGGATAAAATTACCTTGCGTATATAAAATAAAAATTAACAATAAGATTGTACACGTGGGGAGATCAGACACTTGTAAAAAACATGGTGGTGCTGAAAAAGTAAGAAAGGCGTTGGTTAATCTATTAAATGTTTTAGAACACAATCCAAGTGTTACAAAAACCAAATATTGGCAAAAAATTAGATTGCAACATAGGCCAAATTCTAGTAATATTAAAATAGGAATAATAAAAACCAATGCCATTAAAAAAACCTACATTCAAGAAACCACGTGAAGTAGTAAAATACTACGAAGAATGTATATGGGTTAGTAATGATGCTCCAATGTTTCAAAATAAAAAAGTATCTGTATTCTATGACAAATATCCAGTAATTAAAGGACACCTTTTATTTGTACCAAAGAAAAATGATGTTGATCATGTAGGAGAAGCCTATAAACTTGCTTTCTACTGCGGAGAAGAATGGATTAAAGAAGGCAAAATGGATGGATTCAATATTGGACAAAATATCGGTAAAGCGGCCGGGCAATCTATTATGTGGCCACACGTACATTTTATTCCAAGACACAAAAACGACTGTCCTCCAGGAGTACATAATGGAATCAGATTATCTCATCCTAATGGTGACCACAAAGAGTATTATTAATGAAAACAATAAAAAAATTAAAAAAACGTTCAAGTGAAATATTCATATCTCCTGATGGTGGAGAAACTGTTTATGTACAAAAGAAAAACGGTGAAAGAGGACGTCTAGTTTCACAATCACAAAGTGCTAAAGATATTGAGACTGCTTATGATGAGCAAGATATGATAGGAGAAGACGCAGTTAAAATTCGTAGAGAAAATCCTACTTTACAAAACGCCTGGAACAGATATGTTACCATATGGCATTTAATTAACGATAATGAGGAATAATACACATACCCAGAAACAATTTTACCATGCGTATACGTGGCTCTATGTGCGTTTAAAGGGGTATTAAATAGTAGTATGACCAAGTATGTTTCAATTATAGGCAACGGTGAATCAAGAAGAGGATTTGATATAAGTCCTTTAAAAGACTTCTCAACTGTGGTTGGCTGTAATGCTTTATACAGAGATTATATGCTTGAATATGTTGTATGTTGCGATAAACATATGTGCCAAGAAGCCGCAAATACTTGTAGTAAAAAAACAACAATTTTTACCAGAGATAGATGGGTTACACAATTTCAATTTTGGCCAAATATCAAAAAATTACCAGAGTTACCTTATACAGGTGATCAAAGAAAAGATGAGCCGTTCCATTGGGGGACTGGACCTTATGCAGGAGTGTTAGCATTAACTTTTAAACCAAAAGCAATTTTTATGCTAGGATTTGATCTCTATGACCGAGAAAAAAAGATTAATAATATGTACACAGGCACACATGGATACACTTATATTAATAGACCTGTAGATCCGTCTTATTGGATATATCAATTTCATAAACTAATGGAATTATCACCTGACATACGATGGATTGTGGTAAATGAAGAAAAATGGAAAATGCCAAAGGAATGGTCTCAACATAAAAACGTTTTCCAAGAATCATATGAAGGTATGGCCAAATTTATTAATAAGCAGTTGACAAAATCTAAATAACGTTTATACTAATACTATGTTTAATAATTTTAAAGAAGGAAATCTTGTTACTTTAAAACTTGTATCAGGTGAGGAAGTAATTGCAAAATTTAAATTACTTAATGATGATTATATTAGCATTGAGAAATCACTAGTATTAATGCAAGGACCACAAGGATTGGCATTTGGAACATTTTTTTCAACTGCTGAACAAACAGAACCTATTAATATTGCTAAAGATAAAGTTACATCTATTGCAAACATTAATGATAAAATTAAAACAGAATATGAAAGAATATTTTCTACAGTGAAAATGCCTGACAAACCAAAAATTATAGTATAATGACACATTTTGACAAACATAGTAAAAGTATTAAAGCATTACTTGATGTTACAGAAGCGATGCTTCATGCAATGGAAAAACACGATGTTGAACCTGAATCTGTTGCAAACAGGCCTGAATTTTCTGTATTGATTCACTTCTTAAAGTCAATAATAGATGGCGAGTTAAATATACCAAACGAACTTACTGACAGCATACGAAACAAATCTGAAGAATTAGGACTTGATTTTGAAAAATTTAAAAGGAGATTACACTAATGGCTGACGATTATGATAATGTAACAGAAGAATGTTTTACATCAACAAAAAGTTTTTGGAACTTTCCTTGTGCTCATAGACAATATAGACACGATGGCAATTGCCATTTAATTCATGGATACAGCAGAAGTTTTCACTTTGTATTTGGTTGTAAAAGTTTTACTAAAGAAGGTTTTGTAGTTGATTATGGCGATCTAAAAGATGTAAAAGCACATTTAGATCATATGTATGACCATACATTAGTGCTTGATGAAGAAGATCCATATATGGATAAGTTTAAAGAATTAGAAAAGCTAGGAGTATGTCATATTAGAACTCATCCCATGGGGCCTGGTATGGAAGGTACTGCACATTATCTTTGTGACTGGACTGATAAATGGTTACGTGAAAAATCTCGTGGTCGTGCTTGGGTTATTAGTGTTGAAGCCAGAGAAAATGACAAAAACAGTTCAATATATACAAATCCAAATGGAGGATTCAAAGGATGGCACAAATAAATCAAACACTACCAACAATTAAAGTTACTTTAAATGACGTTTCATATTATATAGATCTATATGACAATCCAATAGCATATAGATGGGTAGAGGCACTTAAAAAAGTTTTAAAAAATAATCTTGTCCTGGAAAAGAATTATTGTTTTTTAGGATTTGCAGATTCAAAAAGAGATATAGATTATCTTGTTAAGGAAATAAATGATGCAATTACAAAAATTAATGCATTTACTTTTAATCCACCTTATCCTAAATTAAAACATTTTACAAATGAGGATTTTCAATATAGTGTAGTACTTGGTTTAAGATTAAAACATGAAGGCACAAACTTTTTACATAGATATTTTGAAGAACTTCAAGGTCCTGTCTGGAATCTTTCAACATGGTATAAACAAGCAGACAATGAAACAAAATATGCAATAAGACAATTAAATATTCTATGTCATGAACTTGAAAGCTGGGTTAACGCTTATAGAAAATCTAAATATAAACCAGAATGGATGAGACCTTCACAAATTACAACATTTTTACACGCACCAAGATATGATTTACATGAAAAAGACTTTGATTTATTCAAGCAAAATAGATACGATAGAGAATTAGGCGGTGTGTACCTACATTGGTCACAAGTAGGTAAAACATTATACGAAGTCTTTAGAGATGAATACGAAGTTGCCTTAACTGGTGATGATGATACCCACAATACTGTACCTATTGATAAGTTTTCATTAGACTCTAACAAAACATTAATAAACGGAGTTGTTTGTTCTGCAATAAATCACCAAAAATTTTATTCTGGAGAATTTGACGTTGAGTGGGGACAAAGTATTACTGAAAAAAATGGTTTCAAAAAAGACGAAATGGATAGGTTTAGAACATGGTTAAAAACCACTGAATATAGTTGGGATGACCCAAAATTATCTCTTGGTTATATTAAATTAGGACAAATTGATTTAAAAAGATCATTTGGTACTGATAATTTTTTAAAAATATACAAAATTCTTTTAAATAATTTAAATATATCAAAGATAGAGATTATTGATTCTGATAATATATCAAATGAATACCCTTATACTTTAGATAGTGAAAACTGGAAACAGATACAAAAAGATTTTTTAAAAGAAGGTTATGAATCACATAGTTTGCGTTAAATGGGGTAACAAATACATTTCGCAATATGCAAATATACTTTATAACATGGTTAAAAGACACACCACCGTGCCTTTTGAATTTCACTGTATTACTGACGATATCAAAGGATTAGATCCACATATCAAAACAATAAAACTGCCAAATGACCCATGGATTAAAACATGGTGGAGTAAGTTATGGATGTTTGGTGGACATTTTCCATTACAAGGCAATATATTATATTTTGATTTAGATGTAATTGTTTTTAAAAATATTGACGAACTATTCAATTATAATCCAGACAAGTTTATGATTATTAGAGACTTCAATAGATGTAGAATTAAAGATTGGAAATTATGCAATTCAAGTGTAATGAGATGGAAAGCAGGTACTGTAAATTACCTATGGGATGACTTTGTTTCTAAACCTAATGTAGTAATGGGAGAAAACCATGGAGATCAAGACTGGATTACTAAAAGAGCTATAAAAGATACAAACCACTGGCCAGATGACTGGATTCGTTCTTATAAATGGGAAATGATTGGTTTTAAAGACACAAAAGCAAGACGTGGAGCAAAACTTATATTTGACAGACCTCCAAAAATTATAGAAGCAAACAAAGTAGCAGTTTTCCATGGAGAACCAAAGCCATTTAATTGTGGAGACGAATGGGTAGAGGCAAACTGGAAATAAATGTTTAAAAATATACACAACTGGCCACTTGAACATTGGCATATTGAACTTTGTTCTAAATGTTCTTTAAAATGTCCACGATGTTCTAGACAAGAAGTACCTGAAGGACTTACAAATAAAGAATTAAGCCTTGAATGGTTTAAAGAAAACTTTACAGGAAAACTTTTAAAAGATGTTAAAAAAATTACCTTCTGTGGCGACGATGGTGATTGTATATATGCTAAAGATTTATTAAAAATACTAGAATGGGTTAGACAAAATAATAATAAAGTACAATTTGTTATTATAACAAATGGATCATACAAAACTGCTGAATGGTGGCAACAATTTAATAATATTCTTAATGAAAAAGATCATATACATTTTTCTTTAGATGGATGGGATCAAGAATCTAACAACATTTACAGAGTAAATTGTAATTGGCAGTCAATATTAATAGGTATTAATGCTTTAAAAAATACAAAAGCATATAAAACATGGGCCGCAATTGCATTTAAGTTTAATGAAAACAAAATAACTCATATGGAACAATTAGCAAAAAAATATAACTTTGATAACTTTCAATTAACAGTAAGTACAAAATTTAATAAAAATTATCCAAGTTATCCTGTAAACGATCCATTACAACCAAGTGATAAATTTATTGCTACAGGACGTTTTACCAGACAGTCTACAAAATTAACTAATAAAAGTTGGAAAGATAACTGTCTTGATCTTTTTACAAAAAGGTTCTATAATTATAAGAATAATAACGAATCGATTATACCATTGTGTGTAATAGGTAATAAAGGGTTATATATAAATGCTGAAGGAAAATTTTATCCTTGTTGCTGGACAGGTTTAAGATATCCACATAACAAGAACATTTTTAGTTATATTAATATTAATAATACCCTTGGTGCTACTTTAGATGATCCTATGTGGAAAAAACTGTTTATAGATTTAATATCTGGAGAAAGTCCACGTGAATGTGGTGAAAAATGTTCAGCAAAAAAATGGAATTTAGATCATGCAACAAATTGGTAAGAAAAAAATTAAAAATATATGAAAAAGTTTGGAAAAGTTAAAATTAAAAGTGTGAAACCATTAGAGGAGATTCCTGACGACTGTGGTTATGAAAAAAGATTCAAATACGATATTGATATGCAATCAAATGGCATAATGGGTGAATGTATAGAATGGTGTCAAATTAATTGTAAAAAGAAATGGGGTTGGTGGTTTGAACAGAGCGAATTATATAATCCTCACTTCCACAATTGGGAAGAACAAAACAGTTATATGAGTTTTGAAAACAAACGTGAAGCAATGGCATTCTTTTTAGCTATTGGAATAGTAAACATGGGAGATACAAACAAATAAATAATATTATGAAACTAAAAATAAAATTAGAGAGCTAAATGGCAATATTTTCAGCTGGTTTAAAATGCACAAATTCAGAATGTAAAAATAATGGAAGAGAAGATGTTGAAAGGTGGCAACTGAAAGATTATTTAGGATATTCCTGCGGTATAGTTTGTGATGATTGCTATGAAGAACAAAAGGCGAAATATGAATCAATTAGAAACCATTCTGTTTTCAAACAACCATAATTAATTTTTTCAGACTTGTACCGAGCTTGCACACAAGAAAATAAATCAAATGAACATTTTATCTTTATTTCGGATCTAAAATTATGTTATTATGGATTACCAAAAAAAGGAAAAATAAAATTTTCTAAAATAATTGGACGATATTATATAAAATGACCGACACAGCATTTATAATAGGCAACGGTGAATCAAGAACAATATTCCCAATAAAAGATTTAAAAAATAAAGGTATAATATATGGTTGTAATGCCATATACAGAGACTGGCCTGAACTATGTGATCATATTGTAGCAGTTAATCCACCAATGTATGAAGAATTAAAACAATGGTATGATGAAACAAATCCTAATCTAAAAATACACGGACTTGATGACATATCCAAATGGAATTATCTATGCGATGGAGACTTACAAGCCAATCTCTCTCCAAATGCAGGTATACCAGTAGGTTTAAAACTTTATAGAATGTGGCGAGGAGGTGACATTAAAAAAGGTAATCAAATCAGAACAATAGATTTTACTGAATCAAAAGGATCTGGGACTTCAGCAATATTACTAGCCGTAGAGGCAGGTATTAAAAATATAATAATATTGGCGTTTGACATACTAGGTTCAAGACAATGGGAATTTAACAAAAGAGGAGAACATAGCAGAGAACAAAATAATATGTACAAAAATACAACAAATTATCCTTCAAGAATCAACATGAAAGCCTATCTCAAATATGAATGGCTATTTCAATTAAGACAAACATTTCGTAAACATCCAAATACAAATTTTTATTTTATTAATCGTAGAGAATACCTAGATAGTAATCATTTTTTAAGATCTTACTTTGATCAACCTAATATTAAAGTTGGAATTTATGCAGATTTAAGACGTTGGGTAGACGGAGATCGTGATAAAATTAATTGGCGGAAATTATAAAGTAACTGTACTCGAAGCATCAAGTTTGTAAATCTTACGCATTTTAATACCTACTTTTTGAGCAAATTTCTTGGTATCACAATACGAACAAACGTGTTTATAATCATTACTTGCTCTATCTGGATCTACTTGTGACCTAGGTCTTAAAAATGTTACTCCACACGAATCACATTTAAAATAATATATGGTATTTTTTCTATGAAACGTATGATATACGCCTAATTTGCTTTGACGTTCATACAATCTCATTGTTTTCAACGTTTCTATGAACATATAAGTATTTAATAAATACGTATTATAATAATATGGCACGATTAAACATAGACACAGGAACAGAAGGAAATTCGGCAACCGGCGATACTTTACGTACCGCAATGACGAAGATCAATACGAATTTTGTTGATTTATACGGTACTCATGCTGATACAGGATTAATTACAACAGCATTAACCAACGGTGATATTAGAATTCAACCAAATGGTACTGGTGTTGTTGAAGTAGATCAATTACAAATTACTGATGCCGCAATTACAAGTTTAGTAACAAATGGTGATGTAACTATTCAAGGAAATGCTACAGGTGGTGTCAATATTGCAGATATTACAATTAATGATAACAAAATTTCAGCATCAAATTCAAATTCTGATTTAGAATTATCAGCATCAGGTACAGGTAATGTTGTAGTAGGTGCAATACGAATACGTGGCACTAACATAAGTTCAGACGATTCATCTCAAATTACAATAGCAGAAACATTACAAGTTACTGGCAGTGTTAGGACCAACGGTATCGTAGCAATTCGACAAACCGATAATCTAGGGGCCCACGTCATTCAGGCCCAATCGTCACCTTCAGAACATCTTTTATTCTCCACAAATGCTGGTAATTATTTCGGGTTTCGGACAGGTTCTTCAGCTGGCGGGGTAGATATTACAATTAGTGGTAATAAAATATCTTCAGGCGCAAGTAATGCCGATTTAGAATTAGATGCTAATGGTACAGGTGCCGTATCTATAGAGACAATAAAAGTTTTAATGGCAAATTTACCCACTTCTGATCCTGGTGTTGCCGGACAACTTTGGAGAAGCACAAACGACTTAAAAATCAGTACAGGATAATAAACAATGGCTCGAATAAACATAGACACAGGTAATAATGCAAATGACGGAACAGGTGATGATTTAAGATCAGCATTTATTTCTGTAAATACTAACTTTACAGAATTATATGAGGCATCTCCTATAACAAGTCAAATTAGTCTTGCAGGAAATATAATTTCTACAAATACTTCAAATGCAAACTTAAAATTAATAGCATCTGGTACAGGTGTTGTAGAATTAGAAGGAATTCAATTTAGAGATAACAATATTGAAGGTATAAGATCAAATGAAGATTTAGTTATATCAGCATCGGGTACAGGAAACATTATTGTAGGTGCAATTAGAATTAATGGTACAACTTTAAGTGCTGATGATTCAAGTTCAATTAAAATTAATGAAACATTACAAGTTAATACAATTTCTTCAGACGATTCATCCGCTGTACTAGTAAGTGATAATTTAAATATATCTGGAACTTTAAGTGTAGACACTATTGATACAAATACTATTAGTTCTAATGACTCAACAGCAATACAAATTAGTGATGCATTAAACGTT